GTACGCTAGTAGTAGTGTCTTGATCGTTAATAACCAATTCCGCTAATGAACGACCATAAAATGCGTGTGGTTCTGGGTCTACATGAAAATCAGCAAATGGTGCTTTATCCCAAGGCTCCATTTCAAGAACTTCATAACCAGTACCACCACAAACAAATTTATGAAGGGTAGGTATCCCGTCACCTTCTGCATCTATTCTTAGGTAAGCTTCTGTGACTAAAACTAATCTCATTGAAGGGTCATTATCAACTGTTTCATCATCTTGGATTGCATCACCAAAACGCTGTATTTTTTCTACACTTCCAATTAAAGTGTTTTCATCTGAACCACTTAGATTATCAACTACATCTTGGTCAAATCCCATTGCTACAAGGTCGCCAGCGCGTTTCTCGCTTCTGTGACAAACAATGTAAGCATCCTCAATGGATTTAGCTGAACCGTCAATGAAAAACTCTTCTGGGGGAATACCTTCAATGACCATTTCCCCCTCTTCATACTTGTGAGAAATAACCATACTATGAACATTTCGCTCAATTTCTAAGCCAAATTCATCCATTTCCATTTCAATGTCTTGTCGATGCTTTACAACCTCAACACCTTCTTTGTTAACCAAAACCTGCATTTCTTGATCTGATAGATTCTCATAAGTGTAAGATTTAGCAATAGTCTCAGTATTCCACCAGACCTTAACCAGACCTACTTTTTTTACTAAAGAATCATGTATGGCGTTACTAAGTACGTTATAACCGCCCACTTTGTTAAATACCCAGTGGCAATAAGCCGTTGCTTGTTCAGCATTAGCCACATCTTCTGGGCCTTTAGGCGTAAACTCAACAAACTTATTGTTAGACATAAAGATACGCATAAGGCTTGGTTTAGCACCCCGAACCACATCACGAACTTTGGTAGAAACTACCCTTGAGCGACCCTCTTCATGCTCTAGGTCTACATTTCCGTCAAAATAACTTTGTGCGCGTTCACGTTGGCTTGCTATATCTGAATCAACGTAATCAATGGCAGATTGAATAGCTGTCGTGATTGCACTTTGAATATCCTGCTCTGACATTTTTGGCATTACTGCTGTTCCTTTGGCTGCTGTGATTGGTAAATCAAGTTCAAAGCCTGACCTACATTAACGTCTGGTGCTAATCCTAGCAATCCCTGTGTAGCCCTACTTAACTGTCCTGCTTTAAATGCGGCTTCACCAACAAATCTTGGAGAAGAAGCAGCTACGTTAGCAAGCATTAAAGGTATTCCACCAACACTATTAGCAACAAATGCGGCTGGTACTGCTGTAGCACCTTGTATTCCTCTTGGTACAGGACTATTTAAAGAACTACCAGCAGCCATTGGCAATACATTACTTCCACCAGCACTATCTAAGTTTTCAGCTAATTGTTTTTTCATGCCAAAACCAGTGTTAAGATTATTTCTTACAGATTGCTGCAAAGCCCTAATAGCAGCTTCTTGACTAGCTTTATCACCTAATTTAAATGCTTTTTCTAGTTGCTCTACTAATCCAGCCTGCCTAGAATAATCTTCCATCATTTTTGAGTAGCTTGGTGATTGTATCTTAATCTCTTTATCAATGCCGTTTCTTATTTGATTAACTGCTAGTCTTGCTTGACTTCCATACTCTTGCTTTTCAACAATAGAATATATTTTTTGTTTTAACTGATCTATATCTACTGGAGTGTGAAAATCAGATGGGTTTTTTGCTTTCCAATCATTAACAAGTTTTTGGGCAGCTTTAACGGCCTTAAATCCTGCTTCATTTATTACTTCACCTTTGTAAACAACCATATTCAATGCTTTAGTTACCGCATCATCAATGCCAGAAAAGGTAATTATCTGTTTGTTTGCTGAAAGAGCTTTTTGATTTGCTTTGTATTGATTGTTTTTTGCTATTTTCATGTTTAAAAGAGCATCTTTTGCCTGAGTAAGAATAGTTTGAACATCTATATTTCCACGCATTGCTCCTGTAAATGCTTCTGCTGACGCTCCACCTTCTGCACCAGACTTATATGCTTGCTCAACAGCGTCTACGCCTGCGCCACTAGCAGTTCCAGTATAAAACTTAGTTCCAAAGCCACCCACTTTTCCTGTAGCAGCTACACCCTTACCTAGCAACATTATTGGGTCTACATAAGACGCAGTTTTAGCTAATGTTTCCGTTGCTTTTAATGGTAGTCCAACCTTAGAACCAAGCCCTGCGCCAGTAGAAAGTACCGTAGCAGCATCAGCCATAACCGAAGCTGGGTCTTCTGCAACAGCTTTCTTTAAACCTTCAAGGGAACCATACCGTTCTGCATAAAATTCAGCTATAGCACTTGAGGCTTGTATTGATTCTTCTGTTGATTGATTATCAAATAAAGTTTCACTAACATCTTCTGCAATGTCTGAATCTATGCTTCCAAGAATTAATTTATTCTTTGCTGCACCAGCCCCATAAACTGCTTTTAATATTCCATTTAAAGTATCAGATGGATTTGTTATGGCTGTGTATATATCACTAACTACACCAGCAAATGAAGATGGAAAGTTAGTAAAAGCACGACCAGCTACATCAATAGCAGACATTTCTTCATAGTTATCATTTGTCTGTTGACTAGCAATGTTAACTTGATCTGGTGTCATATTTGACGGATGAATTTTACTTAAATCAGCAGGGATATTAGCTATGTTTAAATCTGCTGAACTTTCCATATCCCAAGGATTAACGGTTGTATCTGCCATAACTATTCCTATACTTTTTCCCAGTTTGATCTAACCTTATGGTCGCCACCAAGGTATCTAAATCCATTAACTACCTGTCCTTTTGTAAAGCCACTCATTGCCTCAAAAAAATTATTTACTGTAGGACGTTGGCCCTTATACCCAGTTAAAGTACCATTCTTCTCAAAAAAAGCTGACATTGCATTTTTTTGTTGAACAGCGTTTTGCATTTGCAAAATAAGTTTTCTAAGTCTTGCAGCGTTTTGTTCTGGTGGTAAAGTCTCGTTGTATGCCCTAGAAATAAGCAATTCACCTTCTTTAGCGGTAAACTGTGCGCCTAATATAATTCTTAGGTTACGCTGAACAACTTCTTGAACTTTTTCTTTAGCGTTAGCTGCTTTAGGATTAAAAATAGATAATGCAAAATTACCCCATTGACCTAATGCACCAACTGTAGGGCCAGTTAAAGGTACGCCAGCTTCTAAGTCCGTCAATACTGAGCCTACTTGAGCCAACTGGCCTGACATATCAGCACCACCACCTTGCGTCCAAAGAATATAATCATCTGCGTATGCTTCATCCACTTTTTTCTGACCAGCCGTTTGTGCGTTAGCATCACTGGTTACGGTTGTAGTTGCCATACGCATAGCATCTTCATCAGAATAATTCTGAGATTTAAAGAAATCAAACTTTTTTTCTACAGACGATTTAGTTGGAGGCGTAACAGTTTTTTCAACACCAGATAATACACGATCACCTGTGTCAATATAGTAATTATACCCATCAGCACCTTTAATGGTTTTTCTTTCTTTTTCTGGTAAATTTCTGCGCCTCATTACCTCTGCCATACCCTCATTAGGTGTCATAAAGCCACCCTGTATAGCTTGTGCTACATCTGAGTATTCATCACCTATTAACTGTAAGGCTCGCGAGGTTTGAAGCTGTAACTTACTATCTGCTAATTCTTGAGCAGTTTTTAGCTTTCGATCTTCTCTTAAATCACCCAATCGGTTCTGAAAACCCTGTTGAATATTAGCGGCATTGGGATTCATACTTAAACCTTGAAACCCAGAAGCTAATCTTAGGCGATTTTCTTCATCACCCAAATATGTACCAATGCTGTCTAAAATTCCCATAATTACCTGCCCAATCCTAGTGATAAATAGTCAAATAATCCAGGCTCAAAGCCTTTCTCTACGCTACCTACGGCTGGTGCGCCACCAACGGCCTGTAACAAATACTGCAATGATTGTGCTGGTGCGCCAGTGTAGCCAGCGTACTGCTGTTTACCTGCATTAATCAACTGCTGCTGTAGTGCTTGTTGCATTGCACCCTGCTGATCCATGCGGCCCTGTATGGTCTGTCCCATACCAAAGCCTAAGTTAGATAAGTTACCTAGCTGTGAGCCTGATGATAGACGCTGTTGTGAGCCTGATAGGCCTGCTGCTTGGTTGGCAAGTTGTGCCTGCATATTTTGAGTAGAGCCAAACTGACGCGCCTGATTAATCGCTGCTTGGTTAGATAATGACGCTTGATTAGAAGCACCTGCACCATACTGTCGGGCTTGGTTTAATGCAGCAATGTCTTGTCCTGCTAATTGAGTGGAACGATCATACCCTGCCTGCCGCAATCCTGACGCTGTACGAGCTGCTTGGTCTGCAAATGCACGATTAGTCTCTGATTCTGCAATACCTTGTCGTGAGCCACCATAAGCGTTAGCTGCGCCTGCTTGTGCGCCACCCACGTTCTGAGCCATTAATCGACTGCGTTCTAAATCATCAAGTGATTGCTGAACCACCTGATTCTCGTAAGGATTCATGTAAGGGTCTAAATTAGCACCAGCCATTTGAGCCGCATTATAACCTGTCTGGCCTACTTGAGTAGAGCCATAGCCGCTAGAATTAACAGCCATAGGTCGATAGCCCATTTCTGCTGCCGCGCCTTGTTGAGACTGTTGTAGACCTTTTGCTGATGCTGCGTTGACGTTATAGCCGCCCTGCTGTGGTGCTGCCATTTGCTGCACTCCTGAGTTAATAGGTTGTGGCTGGGGTATAGTGGCATCACGAAAAAACTTAACCCTTGGATCGTCACCCTGTAATGCATCGGGAGAAAGCTCTCTGCCAAGTCCACGATCATTATAATTTGAAGCCACATTCATTCTAGGCATCCCATAGCTATCGTAAGTAAAATTATTGTTACGCTGTGGGCCTGTATCTACCATTGAATTAGCGGAGGTATTACCCATGTTAAACATATCGCCTTGCTGTGGCCCACCAAAAACACCCACAGAAGCCATAGGTTGATACCCACCACCCATAGGAAGTTTTATATCTTCATTAAGGCTAAAGTTGCTTGCGTTAGCTGTTGTGCCGCCTTGTGGTGCGCCTGCCATAATCTTATTCCTTAACTTGTTATTTTAACGACCAAACCTAATAGCATTGCCATTTCCACTTCTAATAGCGTTGCCATTTCCACTTCCAACTGTGCCACGGCTTTGGCCGCCTGTAGTCGCTCTTTGACTTGCGCCTCGACCATCACCGCCACCATTAACTGTGCTTCTTTGCGCTGCTGCTATTCTTGCTTGCTCTGCTGCTGCGGCTCTTGCGTCTTCTATGGCTGCTTCTTGTGCTGCTGCTATATTTCTCTGATTTTCTGCCTGCGCTCTTTCGTTTGCTTCTACTGCTAATCTTGCATTTAAAGTATTTTGTTGAATTAAATTAGCCTTTTCTTGTTCAGATAATTGATCTACAAATTGTTGTCCAGATTCTAAAAACCCAACACTTGTATCATTACCTAAAAGACCGCCTTGAACTTGTGGCGGGTACATATCACCACGTTGGTCATATTGATAACCTAATTGATCATTTTGATAACCTAATGAATTTGGATTAAAACCTCGATCAGTTAATATTTCTGCTTGTCGTCTTGCTGCGTCTGATTGCGCCCTAAGATTTTCTTGTTTATAACCAATTAATCCACCAAACCTTCCGTCACGCACATCAGCGTTTGATAAACTTCCCACTGGGGCATCATTAGAGTTAAATGGAGCAATACCTGTAATTCCTTCAAAAAGACGGCTTAGTGGCAAGCCCTGTAATGTATTGCCAACAATGCTTCCAATAGCAGATGAATTACTTCTTACTTCGTTAATTTTATTTCGTTGTACTGCGTTAGCCAAAGCAGGGTCTACTTGACCAACATCGTAGCCAACTGTGTAATTAAGCCCATCGTCACCAACAAACGTATCTCCACGCACCAGATCACCTGACATGTTCTGCCGATAAATAGAGTTGTAAACGTCAGCAGTGCCTTGTTCTTTCATGCGGTTTAAATGGTCAATATTTGCGTCATTACCATAAGGGCTATTGCCATTACCACCGCCTGTCCCAGCCATTCCCATAACAGGGCTTGCGTTGCCGTAATTATTGCGTGAACGTGCGCCTGTAAAGGGGTCAATAAACATGTCATTCATTGCATTGTATTGCGCTGGCGCGTTAGCAAATAACTTGTCTAATGATTGCTCATAAAGTGGTGCGCTTGAGTAACCTTGCACACCGCCTGCAAAAGTCTGAGCCTGCGGTATTCCTGCTGTTCCATCAAAGCCTTGTGGAGCCAATCCAAATGCGCTGGCAGCGTTTCCAGTAGAACGCATACTTTGCTGTTGCATGGGTGAGAAAGCAGCTACATCAGGGCCGTAATAAGGCACATAGCCAATCTGCGAAACGTCACGCGCTCGGTTGATGTTTTCTCTTGCCGCATCTTCTAAATATGCGGGTATTTGTGTGCTTTGTGAAGTTGTGCCGCCCTTTGACATTTTAAAACCTCTTTTCTAATAAAACTAACTGTGACTTCCAGCCGTTATTCTTTAATGCTTTTAACCAACCTTTTCGGCCTGTCATTGTTAAGCTAGAGCAGCCTTGTGCTTCGCCCCATTGTACCACCGATTCGTGCATATCTAAAATTTCATCTAAATCACCACCACCAAGAAACACATGAAGCACTTTTTTCCTTGGATATGCTGTAATTTCTGTCACTAAACAAGATTTTTCAGCAGGCCATAATTGCATCTTACCTTCTACAATAGATGTAACAATATCTTCATAAAGGTGAGTGCCACCACTGTATTCTAGTGCTGATTCTATCCAACCTCTGCAACGCTCTAACTCTGTCAACCTACTATCCAAGCCGTTGCATTACGGAATACGGGTATAACCACCGCACCGCCACCACTTACAGCAGCACCAAAGCTTGGTGAAGCCGCGTCAGTCACATAAGCACGTTGACCAACCACGCCTGTGGGCAAGGCTGACACTGTATAGCCACGCGCAATCTGTACAGGAACATACGCACCATCAACAGATATAACAGGGTATTCTCCTGTCTGGTTCCACAGCAATACACCATCTTCGGCTGCTGACTCGCCTGCCCCACGATGCCGTAAAGCACTACGCGTTGTGGCTAGCCATATTGATGTTCTTTGCGCCCATTGAAGCCAGTTTAGATTAATCAGCTTTGGTGGCTGGTCTAGTATGCTCATCGTCTACCACCTTGAATAACCTCAAGTCGATTAATACCTACTCGCCAATCGTCATAATTAACACCTTCTACGCGCATCCTGACCTGTCTACCTGTAAATCTTAGACTAACGGGATTTGACATACTAAATGGGCCAAACGAACTTTCAACATCGTTAGGATAGAATCTAGTTTTAAATAGGGCTTTAACGTCACCTTGGCTCTTTTCGTCTGGTATCATTTGAGTGACGCTCATCACATTATCGCCATTACCCATAACTATTGGCCCTGACTCAGCAAAGGGTTTTACACCGTCATAGTTAAATCCAATTTCATGCTCGTACAGTTTATTATCAGTAGCAGAAGCAATAATAGGCTGACGGTATACGCCTGCGTCTACACCAGAAGTTCTCGCTAAAAGGCCAATAGCCCATGTGTTTTCATTATAGTTAAAAACGACATATCGGTCATTCTCGTTAGAGTTTGCTGATGGGTAGAACCACCATATCTCACCAAAGTTAGCGTTGGATACGGCTGCTACTTTACTAATCTGGCTATGGTTAATATCAGAAAATACATAATCGGCTACTTCACAATCAACCTCTGTTACAGCACCACCTGAGTAAGTATAGAATGAGCGGCTACCCATCCACACTGCGCCCTTGTCTACTGTAGCGACAGCTTGACTAGATACAATGCCGCACGATGTACCAATCCGTTCAATGCCAAAGACGTAAGGTGGCCCACTATAGGTAGCCACATGAGCGTCTGTATCGGTTAGTATTAATGATTGGTTCTGCACCCTAACACCGCACTGAATACGGCCTGTAGTCTGTAGTTCTAGGCTACCAGCTTCATTAGTTGCGGCTGGTGTCCATACTGTATTATTTTCCCTATCAGACCATTGCACCAAGCGAGGATTTCCACCAGCACCAAGGCACATTAAAAAACGCTCCTCTGTGACTAGAATAGCCCGATTGTTAACGGGTGCATTAGCTACCAATGCTGATTTTGTTGAGGTGTTTAATTGCCACTGATAGACTTTACCATCTGTACTGGAGCAGGCGACTAGAAATTGCCCAAATGAATCCATAGACCATGTTGTAGCAGGCGTTATAGTTACGGCTTCTTGTCTTGGTGTGCCGTAATACTCTCGACCATAAAATGCATTACCATAGCCAACTGGCGTAAGTGCGTTCTCACTTCCAGCCGTTAATCCGTTGGGAGTAATATCGTAACGAGTGCCAGCACCACTATATGCGTATAATTTATTGAAACTACCTGCTGCAATCCAACGATCAGCATTGTTAGCAATCCAAGAGTGCATACCACGCACTTTTGCATCACTTGCAGTGTCACTGCGAGTACGCCACCCACCTATAGGCCGCAAAGTGTTATCAAACCATCGTACTAAATTAGAGTCACGCCAGCGACCTTGAGACTGTAAATCAGTGCCGTTGCGATAAACACCTGCTGGTAAGTCTAACGGAATTAATGCCATTGATGCCTCACATTTTGTTCATTATATAAGATGAAACACCGCCTAAA